GTGATTTGGAAGAAATCCTCTCCGTCTTGGATGAAGACTTTGCGGAAGTCGTAAATAGTCTGATTGCCAGCATTGACACCGCAGCACTAGCTTTTGCTCAACAGCAAATTGAATACATCACAGAAGTTGCTCAGATTCCTTTGACGCTTAGTGGTGATGATATTGTTATTGATACTTCTGGAATCAGTGAAACGGTTAAGCTGACCAGCGACAACTTCAGCTTGGACTCAACCAATCTTGACCTCTCGCTGGCGATGTCCACCAGCATGTTCACGGTGGATACTTCTGGACTAAATTTTGGGACCATTACCCCAACCGCCACTGCTGGAACGCCAAATCTGGGAACCATTACCCCAACCGTTAGTCTCAATGCTTCTTCTGTGACGAATTCTTTTGATTCGTTAAGTTCTGCGATTAACTCAGCAATTCAAAGCTTTAACGAAACACTAGCAGAGGCTGCTATTTATGCGAGGCTTGGGTTTGATTATGAAGGCTATAGCCAGTTCAGTACATCTTTTCAAGCTCGCACATCCAACACGGATAGTGCCGAGCAAGCGAGGTTTGGTCTGACTTCTATTTTGGAGCAAGCAAAGGAAGTTGAGCGAGTTTACAACAAGACAGGTTATGGCTATGCCGTTAGCTATAATCATGATGGTGGAATGGGAGTGATTACTCTATACAAAAATCTTGCTGACGCTCAAAGCCAGTACAACGTACTAAATGCGATGGGGACTCATACAAACATAAAAAAGCTAGGTTTTCGTCGTGGCGGAATCGTTGACCCAATGGACACCATTCCAGCCATGCTTTCTCCAGGCGAATACATTCTATCCCCAGAAACCGTCAGACGTTATGGCGTCAGCAATCTGAACCGCTTGAACTCAGGCGACACCGCAGCCTTGAACGCAACCTCAGACCCAGAAGTAAAACGCTTACTGGCTGAATTGATTGTGGCAGTTCGCGAGAACGACACCGAGGTGAATGTTTATACAGATATGGCAGGCCAGACAAAAGCAGGCATTGAAGAGTTCAGAAGTGAATTGCGAGAAAGAACGAGAAGACAAGGCGAGCAGTATGTTCCAGCTAGGTATATCTGATGAGCCAGTTACTCGCTGAAATCACTGTAGCAGAAACGGTTTACCGAGGTTCAAAGCTTGGCCTGGCTGGCGAGTATTTTTGGCAACCGTTCATTAAGAGAATGCCTTCACTCGAACTTGGACAGGTGGAAGATTCAGGAAAGATTGGGGTGAAGTTCGGCAACCTAACCTTGCACAACGATTTCCTGAATGCGGAAGCACCATTTGCCTTACAACGCTATGAAGACTTGGTGCGACTTCCCCAGTTGTACCCATGCACCATCAAATGGGGTGAGGCTGGAAGAGACTTGTTTTCTGGTCAAATCTTTTTGCAGGCGATTAGCGAAACAGAACTAACCTTTGCCTTAACAGATACCGAATATTCACTGGGTGCTAGGCCATTCACACTGACTGAATCCTTTGCCTTTGTTGAAGGCGTGAGTGTGCCAGGCGGAGGGCAACCTGTGAGCATTACCGCAAATTCTCATGGGTTTGCGACAGGGCAACAGGTGATTTTTGAAAAGATGGATACCTACGGTGGAAACCTAGAATACTCAGGCGTCAGCGATGACAACTATTATTACATTGTCCGAACCTCTGCCAACACCTTCACTTTACAAGATAAGGATTTTATCCCAGTAACGGCAGGTGTGGGTACTGCCGGAAGCTTCGTCAGTGACGGAGACACGCACCGAGTTGGAATTCCTTTGAGGCTTCCGTTTTCTTGGGGAATCGTGAACGAACAAACGCCAGTAATCAAGAAGCGAGATGATGAAGTGGCAAATCCAAATCTGGAACTCGCAAGCAGTAGTGACCCGATTGAAATTAGAGAGGATGGAGTCCTGATCTATTCAACAGATTCCGGCTCCACAGAATACTGGAATGCGAGCGGCAATTCTGGAATTTCTCCAACAACTTCAACCATCAAGCTCAATGCTGCAACGGTTGGCGGAGTCCTGAGCATTTCTGGAGTATCCACCAGAGGGACAACACTTGCGCAGTTTTTTAGTTACACGGCTTCTCAACTGGGACTCTCTCTGGATGTGAGCCTGCAATGAGCTTAATTTCTGGAAAGGCTTTTTTAGTCGATGAAACGATTAGCGACACAAGAGTAGAGGACTCACCTGTGGAGATTCGAAATTCTGTGACGATTACCGTCAACGGAACCGGAACGCTGATTGTGCGCTCGCTTGACGTGGCAACCACTGCCTCTGATATTGAAATTTACAGTCCATAATGGCGCAGGCATCTTCACGCTCAGAACCGTTACTTGATTTTGCAACTGATGTTGCCAAAGCCGCAAACATGCTGCTTCAGATCGACGGTAGCACTTTGCGAGTGATTAACCGGATTCAAACCGGAGCAGTTTATCAGACGGTCAGGAATCCAGTGTTGTTGGGGCTGAGTGTCAATCCAGCTTACCCAATTAAGAAGGTGTATTCTGAATTTGAATACAATACGCCTTACCCTGACTCTGTTACGCTAGCGACTGAGCGCAAGGTGGTTCAGGTTGAAAATTTGAGTTATGGGGAAGAACAAAAATACGAAGCACTTTCGACGAGTGAAGAAAAGGTACTGCAATTTCTCAGAGCGATCTTGATTTCAGAAGCCTCACCAATCTGCACAGCTAGAGTTTTTGGAATTCAAAACGATTGGCTCTTAGGCTACCGAATCCTTTGTGTGGACGAACGTCAAAGCTTGCAGGCCACCATTACAATCACCTCAATCATTTACTCATTTGACAGTGAAGAAACGACAATCAGCGGACCAACTGACTTGGACTTTGTAAGAGCTGCATGAAAATTATCTACACCAATGCAATCACAGGCATCAGCAGTTCAGCCAGTCATTTATCAGCAGATTATGCGATTGCCAAAACTGAGAACAATTATCCCAAGCAGCCATACATTGCGAACGCAACGAGTGCGACGATTACCGTTACCTGTTCAGGTGCTGAAGCGATTTTCTTCAGTTATCTTGCGGAAGCTGTGACATTAACATTCAAGGATTCTGGAGCCTCAACGCTTTCAACTGAGACTTATTCCAATAGCTACACACTAAGTGAATACTATCTATTAAACGAAAAAACACACTGGAATGATTCGGTATTTGTAGCTTGTCCAGCGACAACAAACACGGTTGAGATTGCTCTGACAAATTCTGCTGATGTCAAAGGAACTTTGGACGGTTGGGTCACAGGATCTTCAGGAGAATTGGGAAGACTGCAGGCCAGCAGTACAAATATTTATTTGGAAGAACACCCACAAATCAGACTTGGGGCGTTTGTCAATTCGTCACAAATCAACCGAATCACAGGAGACGGGACTGGAACAACAGATTTGCAACTAACCACAGGTGGAGATTCCAGCTTTAGCGTCACTTCAATGACGTTGCCTGTTGTTCTAAATACGATTAGAGCAGGAAAAGTGCTGGAAACTTATAATCCAAACGTGGGTATGTCGATCAGTAGAGACTCGCTAGGAATTAAACAGGAGCGAGATTCAGGTTTGGTTTACCGATTGGGCGAGATTCGCAGACGATTCACTGGTTCGGTTCAGGTCTTAGAAAGCGAGCGAGACACCGCAACCAAGGTGTTTTCTGGCTTACGAATGCAACCTGTTGCTGCTGAGATTCTGGGCTATCAAACCAACACCGCAGTTTTTGGCAGCTTCTTTGAGCCTGCTTCCATTGCCTACAGTTACCAAGGAAGTCAGCTTTATGATTACAACTTTGAATTTATTGAACTGATATGAGCCTTCTAAAAGTCAATGAGCTTCAGGTTTTTAATGGCTCGACGATTACACTGACGGCAACAACGGTTGCGACATCCAGTGTTTTTAATACGGGTGGACAACTTAACGTTACTGGTGCAATCACGGTCACGGATGCCAGCACCACCAGAACAAACTTGGGTCTTGGCACAATCGCAACGCAAGCGGCTGATTCGGTAAATATTGACGGAGGTGCGATTGACGCTGTGACGATTGGAACAAATTCAGCCGTTACTGATTTGCGAGTCGATAATCTACAAGTGGACGGCAACACGATCAGCAGCACAAACACTGACGGAAATATCACGCTGGACCCAAACGGCACGGGTAACGTTTCAATTGGAAATTTTTCCTTTGACGCAGACCAAACCGTAGGCGCAGGACAAGACAATTATGTTTTAACTTATGATAACAGCAGCGGCTTAATCAGCCTCGAAGCTTCTGCTGGTGGAGGTGGTGGCTCTGGAAGTAGCTATATCGAACATAGTTCAACCGTATCCGATTCACTAGCGATTAGTGCTGGGACCAACCGGATGTATATCGGAAATACAACATTCTCAGGCAGCGGAACGATGGCAGGTTATTTAGTGATTAGTCACGGTTATGCAAATTTTACTGGGACCGTCAATGTCGATACAACAGGCACTCTTAACGTAGTGAGTTAAATATGGCAGGTGAAATTCAACTAAACAGTGTGACTTTAGCCACTGAATCCGGTGGTCTAATCAGCTTTGGGGGTTCGGTTCAGGCCGTTCCGCCTACAATCCCCAACTGGTATATAGCCGAGCAGCAAATCACAGGGGGCAATGATGTCAGTGCTGCATTTTATGCTGGATCGACTACAGCGTCAGAAAGGCGGACAGTCAATATTCCAGCAATGCAACTACGAATCAACGCAACTGTTTACACACTTTCGAATGCTACCACACTTGATGCAGACACAACAGGCTCTTGGGCGAGTAATGAAACATCAAAGGCCACAGCAGCAAATCGTAATGGCGAGGATGTGTACCTTTATGCGGTAGAACCTAGTTCGGGAACCACTCCTAGTTTCTGTTTAAGCTCAAATTCTACCTATCCTGATGGAACCGTTGGAGGTGTCACGGCAAGCGCCACAAATTCTCGTAAAATTGGCGGATTCCACTGCCTTTGTGTTGATGTTGGAACGATTAGCGGACACTCCCTAACAGGTTACCTCGATGGGGATATTCTGCCTCGAAGTGTCTGGACACAAGCGCAACATCGTCCAACTTCAAGTCCAGAAGGAATGGTTTATGTGGGTAATAAACTTTGGGCGGATATTTACTTAGCCAGTAATACCACAACGCTGGAATCCAGTTACGGTGGAACCATCGTTGATGGGGCAAGCAACCCCGATTATCACTGGTATAATTTTGTAGAGAGATTTGCGGAAATCGACAAAAGACTCCCCACACAAGCCGATTTTATGGCTCTAGCTATTGGCAGCAATGAAGAAACCAATATCAGTGGATCAGCAGACCCTGGAACGACTGGAGGCCACAGTGACACAGCTAGTCGCAGAATGATCTCAAATGTCGGGTGTGAAGACTGTGCAGGGGCAATGTGGCAATGGATTAATGAAACAGGTTCTGACGGAGCAGCGGCTAGTTGGGCAGTTCAGGACACCGCCTCCGATGGAACGACATACGATGGAGTTAATTCTATCGGTAGAGGTCAAGGATACTCAGTTCCAAATCGCGGGCGCGTGGGCGGCAGTTGGAGCAGTGGCGCGGAATGCGGGTCTCGCGGTGTCCTTTGGGATAGTTCGCCTTTGAATCTCGGCGCCGGCATCGGGTCGCGCGGAGTTAGTGGGAGTCTGTACTAATTTTAAAAGTCCCTCTGGGAGGGTGAGGCAGTACCGTTGTTGCAGCGCGGGATCGTGGGCAGCAATTGGAACAATGGCACGAAATGCAGGTCACGCAGTGTCAATTGGAATAATTCACCTTTGAATCTCAACGACAACATCGGGTCACGCAGAGACAGTGAGAGGGCCACAACACCACTGGCTGGCTGGCTCACCTTGGCTTTTGCCAAAATACACAACGGTGGGAGAGGTGTTTGGTAGTGAGAGCGAAGGACATCTCTCTAGAAAATGAAACGTCACGGGAATCTTTTTGAGCAGATTGTGTCTGCTGACAATTTAAATCTTGCCTATCGCAACGCAAGAAAAGGTAAGTCTTGGCAGCGAGTAGTCCAAGAATTTGACAATCGTAGCGAAGTAGGATTGGCGGAAATCCGCAAGCAATTAGTAGATGGTAAGTACCAGACCAGCCAATACCGTATAAAAGAGATTCTAAAACCAAAACGCAGAATAATTTATGTGCTTCCATTTGCTCCTGACAGAATCGTCCAACACGCTATTATCCAGATCCTTGAGCCAATCTGGGACAGGGTTTTATTAGCGCAAAGTTTTGCTTGTCGTAAACAATTAGGACTTCACCGAGCCAGCAACTATGCTCAGAACTGTGTGCAAAAATATAAATACTGTTTGCAAATGGATATTCGGAAGTTTTATCCGAGTGTTGACCATCAGATTTTATTTTCTGTTGTTCAGCAAAAGATTAAATGCAAACGTACTTTAATGCTAATTAAAGAAATCATCAGTAGTGCCGAAGGCTGCCCAATAGGGAATTACACAAGCCAATGGTTTGGCAATTTATACTTAAATGAATTAGACCAATACTTAAAACACAAATATAGAATCAAAGGATATTGCCGTTACGTTGATGATTTTTTAATATTTGGCGATAGCAAGGAATGGTTGCAGTTTGTTCGTGTAAATATTGTAGATTTTTTAAAGAGATCACTAAAACTGGAAATTAGCAGGTGGTCGCTAAAGCCTGTCGAGACAGGCGTTGATTTTGTTGGTTATCGCCATTTCCCTACAAAGAAACTGTTACGAAAATCAACAGCAAAACAAATGATTCAAAGGATCAGCGAACTCAAAAAGAACTGGCCTGCTTGTAGTAGCATTCGATTTCGTTCAACACTAGCATCGTATGAAGGTTGGGCAAGTTGGGCAAACACTTATCATTTATTGCAAACCCTAGAAATTACTAAACTCAAGGAGATTATCGGTATGCGAGGGATTCCCAAACACCTAAACACTAAATTCGACTACGAATACATTAAAAATCAAAACCTGTCCGGTTGGCAAACTCAGTACCGAGCGCTTCTAGACACCAGACAAAACTGGTTCAAAACAGCAGACTTAGCGCCAGAAGATGCAGGGATTACAGATGCAACTCACCGAGTTAGAACCGAAACGGATTTAGATGGGACTACCATCAAATATCAGCAAGAACTGCAAGAAGATCCAAACTGTAAACTATTTCGTTTAGGCTTTACCCAAGCTGAAGTCGAGTCAGCTTTAACCGTTTAAAAAAGGCCGAGCAATGCCAGAAGCACCACTAGAAATGATTAACACGATTGGAATCAATGCGTTTACTCTGTTGAGCTGCTTTTGGTATATCCGATTTTTAAATCAATCCTTTAATGATGAGCGTTTGAAAGCACAGGAAGAACGCGACCGAATCAGAGCCGAGGCCGCAGAGGAAAGAAAACGATTTGATGAGAAGGATACAGCAGCGGATATAAGAATTCTGGAATTACAGAAATCTAGTTATCAAAGCCTCATGACCATCATGCAGGAAACCGCAAAGGTTCTTCAAGACCTGCACACTTCAATAAATGAACTGAAGGTGTTACTGCACCAAGACAAAGCCAAATGAAACCGTTTCTCACAGGCTTGGCTTTGCTGCTTGCAACATCAGCATTTGCTCTTCCTGTCGAGTACAAAACCTTGCACCTAGTTTCATGGGCTTACCAATGCTCACTTCGTTTGGCTCCCACCTATCAAATGCAAGGCATGACCAGCAACTTTGCCATGCAATCCGCAATTCAGTTGTGTTCTTGTGTCATTGACCACTACCGAGAGAATCATAGATATGTAGACCTTCAGCTTATGCCTTTGCCACAGAGAGAAGCGTTTGGCGAAATGTATTCTCAAGAATGTGTGGACTACCCAGAAAAGGAGACTTGATGGCTTACGTTGACCACTCAGAGCATTTTTCGAGAGACGAGCTGAAGTGCAAGTTTACGGGTGAATGCGGCATGTCCGAAGTTTTTTTGACGAAGTTGGAAACCTTGCGCCAGCATTATGGCAAACCTATCAGACTGACTTCAGCCTATCGCTCAGTTGACCATCCGGTTGAAAGAGCGAAAAACAAAAACGGATCAAAGCCAAGCGGTTATCATGTATTAGGGCGAGCAGTGGACATAGCCTGCTGGAATGGTGACGGTGCGCGACTTCTTCAGATTGCTATTCAAATGAATTTATTTGGTGGCTATGGCTTCTCATTCACCGGAAGCAATCGCTTCCTGCATTTAGATGATAGAGAAGATTTAATGATCTGGAGTTACTAATGGAAGGATTTTTGGAGATTTTTAACCAGGCAGTTGATTCTGGCGGATTAGAATTGATTTTAGCGGCTACAGGTATGGGTGCTGCTGTTCCAGGCGTTTTATTTTATAAAAAAATGAGAAAAGCAAAAAAACTGAAGGAGCAACTGCTGGGCTAGTGGCGGTTTTCAAATATTGCCACTTACCGGAGGTTTCACAAATCGGCTGGAGGTGGCTCCCCAAGCTGGACTCGAACCAGCGACCCAATGATTAACAGTCACCTGAGTTTTTTCGGCTATAGGCTAGACGAATGCTGGGCTTGCTGGATTCTTTCAATTTTTTCTTGCCAGTGTTTCCGCCAGTTCCCAACTTATTTACCAAGTCCACTTGCTGCAAGTGGTCACTATTTAAATAAGACATGGTTGTTTGAATCGACTGATGACGCAGAAGCTTTTGCACCTGAACCGGATTTGAAGACTCACCAGATAATAGTTCAGTCGCAACCGTACTTCTAAACGAGTGCAACGGTTTTGCGTTTTCAATGCCTACCTTCTGCAAAGCCTTTCGCATACTCTTGGTCAAATCACCTAGTGAACTATAAAGCGGCTTTCCTCTGCCGTTGTCCAAAACAAACTTCTCGCCTTGAATATCCTGCGCCTGAATAAATTCTTTTAAATCCTCAGCGATTGGGACGATTGCGTCTTTTCGACCTTTTACCTTCCAATCCTTTGTTGAGCGCAGTTCGATTCGATCTGGATAAACGTTGTCCCATTTTAGCGCCAGCAGCTCGCCACCACGCATTCCAGTGAATCGCAAAAACCACCAGGCACGAAGCAGTACCAAAAACCGTCTTCGTTTGGTTTCGTTCCAGCCTTGTTCTAGGTGTTGCCGCAAATCTTCGAGTTGTTGAGCAGAAAATACAGCAGGCAGCGGCTTGGACGAGCGAACGCTTTTGACTTTGATGGCTGCTGGCAAATGTCCCTGCTCCCAGCTCCAATTGAGGATTGCGCGAACTGCTCGAAGGTATGAATTACAACTGTGATCATTCAGTCCAGCTTTTCTTAAAGCCAAGACGAACTTGTCTGTCAGTTGTGAGGTGTGAAGCCGAATCCGATAATCACCTACAATCTTTTGGTAGCGACTAAGCTGCTGTCGATACTTACCAACCGTCCTCTCGTCACGGTTTGCTTGAACATGCGCGAGGAACAAATCCAACAACTCACTGAAAAATAAACCTTGTTCATCAGTTGCTCGTTCGACTTCTCGCGTCAGCCGCTCTTTGAGCTTCAGAAACCGTTCAACGAGCAAGGCGTTCAACTGGTCAGGCTCTAAGCCTTCAGCATCCACAAAACGAATCAGAACTCGACGGTATCTTTTCTTACCAATCCACAACTGACCAACATAGGCTTTTTGCCGTTGGTCATGGACGATTTCGTTTTTGTGGCTCATGTCAACAGCAAAGATTTAAACGACATTTAAACAGTTAAAGAGTTGTTTAAGTTTTCCGAATCACCAAAGCCACGCGACCAATCAGACCAAAATCATTCCCATCATCTGGTGAAACCGTCATTTCTTCATACTGCTGATTGTCTGAAATGATCCTGACTCCTCCAAACTTCCTCTGAAGTCGCTTCACAAAAACCGCATCATCAATCCTTATCAGATACAGACCATCTGAGGTGTAGCCAGAATCGAACTCAACCGCCACATAATCGCCATGTGCGATGGTTGGCGTCATGGAATCGCCTTCTACTCTGACAAATCCAACCTGCCCATTTTCCGGCAAGAACATTTTGGGCATTTGCAGATTCTGCTTCACTTCCTCAATGCCTTGGAACTCGCCATGCCCAGCAGAAACGCGAACGTTGTACTCAGGAATCGTTCGGTAGCCTTCCTTCTGTTCTTCTACATCGTCACTAACCTGCATATTATGCGGACTGATTTCTAGCAAATCACATAAAAGCAAAAAGTGCTGATGACCCAATTGTGTTTTGCCATTAAAGATTCTGCTGACAGTTGATTGCTCAACACCAATATGGTTCGCAATTTCTGCTTGAGTAAAACCTTTCAACTTCGCTTTTGATTTCAGCGATTTGCCTAATTCTACGGATATTCTTTGCATCAAAAAATGCCAAATTGTATTTTTTTAGTTGATTTATGCTTTTATGGATATTATGGTTTTACTCAATCAAAACCTGTCAATCAGTATTGCAATTATTCAACCGATTATGCTGACCACACAACAAGTTGCCAATCAGATTGGCATTTCACACCCAAAGTTGTTGCGACTACGAAGACAAGGCCGAATCCCAAAAGGTTTTCAGTCTAATTCACATGCGCCAATCCTTTGGAGCGAAGCCGAGGTTCAGCAGATTCGGGAGGTTGTCAATGGATGACGAGTTGAGAACCGAACTGGCTGAAATCAAGAACATGATTTCAGAACACAATCTCATTTTGCAGAAGTTGTCGAAGCAGATTTCCGCTGACGTTGCCATTCAGGCAACGCAAGCAGAGCGAGCGGTTGAACTCAATCGCTTACGGCAAACCGCAAGCCGTGCCACTCAAAAATTGCGGACTAACTAGAAGAGGAACATGAGACTGAACAACTTGCCTAATGAATACATGTCTGGATTCCCAGACTTTGACCGAACACCAAAAAGCGTCATTGCTGCTATTGCCGTTTCATTTGCTGCTTTTCAAACAGATGAAGATTTTGAGAAAGCAAAAGAACTAATTCGTCAAGAATGGTTCAGATTACATCAAAATCAGATAGTTCCTCAAAAACCACCTAAAGCCAAAGAAATAGAAAAAGCTATTGAGCAATCTTATTGATTTCTCAATGTAAGTAATTTTGAAACGCAGCCTCTTCGTGGGCTGCCTGTTGACTGAGGCAGAGTTTTTCAACTCATTGACCGAGTTGACGCTTTGGGAGAAGCGGCTGGAACGGCTCTGCCTCATTGAACAGTCTACATGGGGAATCAAAGCCTTGTTTTTGTAATGGCGGAGGGGTCTGCCAGCAGCTTGAGCAAGGTTTCCCCACCACAACATGGAGTTGAACATGACCACAGCACCTACCGTACAAGCCTTGTTCTTTCGAGCAGAACGAAAATCAAAGACACAGATTATCACTCACCACACCGCACCAGCTTGGAAGAAGATTTGGTGGCGCATTCGCTTGTATTTCATCAACAGGAAGTATGCGAACGCTCGAAGACTTCAGAGAAGAAACTAGGCGCAAAGAGGCTTATTTCTGGGGATTGGTTCGCCAATCCGAAAGGCGTGAACCCAGCTTCTGTCAGTTATACGAATGCAGTCGTTGCGGCAAGCTAACCCACCAGAAGCATGAGCGAAACTGTTTAGATTTGAAGCCGCTAGACATAACAAAGGAAGAAAAGCTTCAGCGAATGGACGATCCATTCAACGAAGACACA